CCTTCAGGGGCTGCCATGAGTCGGCAATGCAGTTGGCCGACCGTTTCGCAGCCCCTTTAGGGGCATTGTCTGTAACAGGCCCTTCTAGGGCTTCGTCAAGCCCCCGGCTTAGCCGGGGGTCCTGACTTGTTTCTGCGCGCTGACTATCTTGAAAATTTATTTAAATCCGCCTCCGGCGGATGTGCGGCGAGGCCGCACAGGGTCAGCGGTTCGATCCCGCTTATCTCTACCAACTAAAAAACGGCATGGTTGCTTGATTTTCAAGCACTGTGCCGCTTTTCTTTTACCCGCTATTTTCCTAAGTGTCAACAAAAAGTGTCAACATTTTCGCATAAAAAAATTGAGAGCGTGATTTATACGCTCTCAACTGCAAGTGTCAACAAGGCTGTTGGCACTTTTTTATTTTACGGCTTAAAGCCCCGGTCGATCACTGCATATTCCTAAATTCGTTTACAGTGTCCAGAATGATTGCTTTTTGCTTGGAAGTCAGCCCAGCCAAATTCACAGCGTCCACATCGTCCAGCCCTAACAGATAATCCGTGGACACACTGAACACCCGCGCAATTTTAATCAAAATAGCATAGCTTGGCATTCGCATAGAGGTTTCATAGCTTGAAATCATGCCCTTTGTAATCCCCAGCCGTATTGCAAGCTGCTCTTGTGACAGTCCACAATCCGTGCGCAAGGCTTTCAATCTCCCGCCAAAGTCAACCACTGCTATCACTCCAATCATACTATAAGTATGCACACAAATAGTTTTCAATTGGCGTATTTTTCGTTCATTATTAGTTGACTGTAAAAGGCAGATTTGTTATAATTGTGACAAACGGTGCTAAGGCGACATATTGAAATGGAGGGGATTTTGTGAAGCGCAGTGTGATTGCAGCAATTGTACTATCATCTGCCATTTTTGTCTCTTGCGGAAAGACAGAATCTAAACCGCACGCACACCAGTGGATATACAGTACGGATGAAAGCACAAAAACTTGTTCTGTTTGTGAGGTACAGGAAGAATTTACTCCGAGTGGATATAAGCTGAACGCAACGGAAATAGAATATGAAGGCTCAAAGCCATATTTCAATTCCAGTCATATTTTATGTACAGATACAGAAAGTACATACGAAAAGTTTAATGAATCAAAAAGTTCTAGTTTTGTGAAGCAGTTGATTGAATCTGGCAAGGCGTTTTATGTAGAACCTGATACGACCTGTGACATTCTGGAAGATACGAACACACTAGAACCTCAATATCACATCGTTATAACGTCTGGCGAGCACAACGGAGAAGAATGCTGGACGGCTAAAATGGTGGTTGTTACCGACGAAGGTATTGAGAATTATTTAGAATGGAAAAAGAAAGAGGCCGAAAAAGAAACGGCTGGAAGTGAAAGCGAAGCTGTAGCAGATAGCGGTACGACAAAAGAGGAAAATGCGGCTACAGAACCGGCAGCGTCTAAGGCACAGAATAGTTCGGGAGCTAGTTCTTCCACTTCAAGCAAATCGAAGTCTAGTTCAAGTTCGTCAAGCTCAAACAATATGAAAATTGTATCGGACAGTGATAGTGACTATTGGTATGCAGTTACAGCGGCGCAAAACCTTGTCAAAGAGAAACTGAAAAGCCCCTCAACCGCAAAGTTCCCGATTTTTCCATCTGAATATGTTGTGCGGAGAAGTGGAGATAAATGGTCTGTAGCTGGATATGTTGAGGCGCAAAACGGATTTGGCGCAACTGTGAAGCAGGCTTGGAGCGCAACCTTTACGATGGGTAGCACCAAAGGAAGTCAATACAAAATATCAGATTACAGTGTTACGTTTCAGTGAGGTATAAGACATGAAAGGAATCAAAGACAATCTGCATAGTGTAATATCCCTTTTGCTTGTGGGTATAATTATTTTCTGTTGCCCGTTGGCTTCTTATGCACAAATCGGAAATTCAGAAATTCTTTCTCTTGCAGAAGAAAATGCAGTAAGGCCGAGTGATACTTCCATTGCAGCGGAACTTCAAAATCGTTTTTCGTCAGTTGACATTGGCATTGATAAATGGGATTGCAAAATAAGTGTTTTAAAAAATGATTTTGATTTCTTACCTGAAGATTATACAATTGCGGTTGACTGGACGTATCGCAAGGTTTCGGCAGCAGACTTAATTGAAAACTATACGAATCACGTTGACAAGCCATATACAGATTTAGAATTAGATATTGCACGAGAAAAGCTGTGCGAATATCAAAGAAGTATATACCGTTATCTGGCTGAGAAGTACCCAGACTATAAGTTTTCGTGCGGCTTTTGTCATTATCGCTATCGTTATCCCAATATCGAAGTTGATCTTTTGGCATACAAATTTTTGCAGTGGACGAATTATTCAGACGCTGGTTTTACGGATAGCAACCGATATGCACATTCAAAAAAAGGCGATTTTCGATGGAATCTATCTGAAAATCGTTGGGGTGATTCGGACGATCATCAAAACTGGGACATATTTTTAAAGCCTGTTACAGCCAAGCTGCTTTCGTCTGTATACCAATATGCCGAGTATAAAAAGTATAATTCTGATTTAGTGGCACTCTACGGAGACGACGAGCCGCGTTACTACTTTCATTTCTTGGCTTATGGAATGAAGGAAGGAAGGCGCGGTAGCGCAGAGTTTGACCCTAAGGCCTATAGAGCCAATAATAAAGATTTGGACGAAGCGTATGGTGATGATTGGGCTGAATACTACTGGCATTATTTACAGCATGGAAAATCAGAAGGAAGAAAAGGTAAATAAAAAATTTTGAAAAAAGGCGGTCTGCATTTGAGTGCAGGCCGCTTTTTGTATGCTTAAACTGCTTCACTATTTGCCGCTTCTTCTTGAATCCGCTGCATCTCTGCATCTGGGTCGCTCGTATAAGGGCTTTGTTCGATGAAAGAACGCTTGGACAGCGCCCCGGCGTTGTACTGCCGTTCCAGATCGGCCACAAGCGCCGTGTTATCGGTCGGCCTATTGAGCGTGAAAACAGCATCCAGCGAATCAAATTCATCATTCGTCAGGACATCCGGCGGCAACAGCTTGCGCATAGCCTCCCAGCGCTGATAAAAGCCCTCTTTCAGCTGCAAAATCGTTCGGCGCGCCTTGTTATCCAACTGGTTAAACAGTAGCTTTAAGCTCGTTTCTGATACGTTGCTGACGTTGCCGTTAAAAACGACGCTTGGCACTTCGGCAACGGCATAAAATTGATTTAAGAGCTGTTCGGCCAAAAACTGTACAGTCGCGTGGTCAATCTGTGCAGACGCATACGCAAAGCGCCCGCCATCTTCCAAGTTGAGTGTAGCGCCAATCGTATCTTTATCAATCCGCGCGTCGATACGCTGCCCGGACGATACGCCCAGCGGGTTAAGGCTCAACGTCGTTACTGCGTCGCTTGTCTTGGAAAGCAGGTTTTCCAGCTCGTCTACAATGGGAACAAGATCGGCCACAAGGCCGCGCCCATAGCAGTCGTACAGCGCAGGAACACCGCTTGTGTAGTGGATAGGCAAGCCCGTCAAATTGTGATATTCGGCCACCTGTTGTACTGTACCGTTGGCGGCTGTGCTGTACTCGGTTACTTTATTAGGCTCATACAGATTATAATAGGCGTTCCCCGTCAAACTGTCCGTCCAGTGTTCCAAAAATGCGGTATACTGGCCTTTATCATCGAATACAGGAAAACTATCAAGCGGCTTGAAAACCTTGCTACAAACGCGATTTCCCGCCTTATAAACGTACTCGTAGGCATTGCCATACCGCACTAAATCATCGACAATTTGATAATCTACCAGCGCATAATTTGAGCGATTATAAATCCTCTGAAAGACTTTAACGGCATTTTCCGCACCCGACAGCTTAACAGGCGAACCGACAATATAACTTGTGTGGAAGTCTACAACGCTGTTCACGTTTTGCAGCAAAATTTTCGCGGTGCGCAGCGTCTCGCCCTTATACGTAAAATCAGGGCGCGCAAGAACTTTATGCTTGCCCAGCAGGAAATTATACACACGCACATTCTGTGCCTGCATATAGGCCGCTTCGGCGGTCTGGGGGATTTCTAAAATTTCGTCAATATTCATTTAGGCCACCTCGTTCTTAAAAATACTGTTGCCCGGATTTATAACCTTGTATCGCCATACCAAAGGCAAAAATAGCATCGTCACCCGTGCGCCCAGCGTGTTCCGCTCTGCCGCCCTTATCGACAAAAAGCTGCATCTCGCCAAGCAGCACGGGGCTGTTTATCCAGCATTCGCCGCTTTCCCAAATCTCCACAAAATCGTTTATTAGCAGCGGTCTGGTTTTCGCGGTCGTTTCCCAACCCGGCTTGCGCCGCAAATTTCCCGCTGCATCGTAGGTTTTGCACTTATATATATTCGCATAGCCAAATTGATTTTTTAGCTTATCCAAGACTGTATGCCCGCCGCTGGCCTTTTCTACCACTAGCAGCGCGTCGTTATAATAATGCCCCAGCTTGAGGACGATTTCCGCAAGCCTAAAGGGTTTTATTGTGTTGCTGTACAACTCCGCACACTGGCACAGATCGGCGTTTAATACCTCAATCGCGCTGTGATCGCCGCCTGTGCCCTCGCTGGCGTCCACGCCAATAAAGTAGCGCTGGCCGGGTCTGGGCAGTTCCCAGAACGTCACACCAAGATTTTCAAAGCCCGCAGGGATAGCAACAGGTTTGTGTACGACTGCCAACTTATCATGTATTAAAGCAGTGTCAAAAATGTTGCGTCCAGTCGTTGTAAACGCTTCAACGGGATTTGACGGGAACTCTTGCCGGAACTGCTCTGCGCTGCTATTTGCGATTTTAAGCCGCCGCCAAACAAGTTGCTCAATTGTCGCGCCACGGTCAAACAGGGCTTTTTCTTCCTCATCTAGATCGGGAACGGTGGGAAGTGTACCATGCTTTTGCCGCCAACGCGCCGCAAACTGGCGGTATTCATCCGCGAACATTTGTTTATCATCCACCCACCCATAGAAAAAAGGACGATACAAATTAGTGCCGCGCTCTGCGCCGCTCCATAGATCGGAGAAGTGATTAAAACCGTTTGCCGTGGACTCCAAAATCATAATCCCGTTCGGTTGCATTGCCTGTTCAATTGCCAAAAGGTTCTTTTTCGCGCGTTCTTGGTCAAAGAATGCTATTTCAGATAAATGCGCAAATCGAAGTGTCAGGCCGCGCGCAACATCTCGGTTGCCACAGGTGCAAACGACAATTTGAGAGTTATTTGCAAATCGCAATTCTGTGCGATTATTCGCTATTTCTTGTACCCTAACACAGTCGGGGATTGAATTGTACAAGGCTTTCAGCTTGTGAAAAATGCCTTTTGCGCTATCCAAACTGTAAGACATCAACAAACAGGTAACGCCCGCTTCGGTCATGCAATAATAGAGCGAAAGTGCGCAGGCTACGCTTGTAATGCCAAGCTGGCGGCTTTTTAGCACGATATTGTATTTATCAAGTCCGTTTATTAGGTCGTGCTGTTCCTGATTAAAGACAAAAGGCACGCTCTTGCCGTTCTTATCGGTAATGCGCAGAAAGTACCGCGCCCATAATTCGGGATTTGAAAGCAGTGCTTTTAGCTTATTGCTGGCCGTGTCACTTCTCCGCATCGTCTGTATCTCCTATAACGTCATCTGGCACGTTGTCAAGCAGCGCCAAAAGGGCGTTTTGGTTATCCTTAAATAGTGTTTCGTCCAATTGCAAAAGGGCTTTAAGGGAGTTCGCATCGTTTTTGGCGCGCTCATAATAAATATCATGGAGTTCCAACATTTGAAGCCCCTTTTTCGCTTCCAGTAACGATTTAACAAGTTGCTGAATCCCATCATCCAAAAGCCACAGCGCCGCCGCCTGCTCGGTTACTACATCCGGCATACCGCTTTTTTGCTTGAGCGTTTCAAAGCTGCATCCTGCCGGAATATCAGGGGGGAGAGCGTCGGGGCAAAAGCGCCAATAAACATAATTTGCGCGATAATCTTTCAAAACATCGCTAATTCGTCTTATTACGTCAGGGCGCGCAATTCCGCGCGTTCTTGTGCTGCTTTCCTTGGGCGCTGCCGCTTTAGAAGCCGCTGGCGCTGCCTGTTCCGTTTTGCGTGGTCTGCCTCTTTGTGCCATTGCTCTGCGTTTCCTCCATCTCTAGTCTGTATATCGCGGTTAAAATTTTCTGCTTTAATTCGCTGTTTAAGGGCTTTTCGCCGCCTTCCAAAAAATCTAGGTATTGGTGGGATATTCCCGCAGCCCCGGCCACTTTGCGCAAGCTAAAGCCTTTATTCTGGCGCAGGGCGCGCAGTTGTAAACGGGTCATGCTCTTTCACTCCTATAAATAAAGGGGCGGCGTACATCGAAGCACACCGCCCCACTAACGTGCGGCTTTACCGTGATTTGTTTTTAAGCAATCGTCTTGGCAAGCACTACCAGCTTGCTGTCATCCAGCACCTTATGCGCCGCGTAAATATCAGCGGTTTCGGTATACATGAACGACGTGCCATTGTAGTCCTCGTTAATGTCAACGCCAGACTTCTGGGCGTATGCCAGCGCACCGCGCTGAACAATCAGGGTCTTACACTCATCGGCGGTACGGGTGCCGTTGTTGGTCAGGAAAACGGGAACACCGCGATAGTAGCCAGCGCACTGCTTGCGCACAATGCCGTTATTGTTCTGGGTATAGGTCAGATTATCGCTTGCGAAACCGTCCATCTTGAGCATAGAGGGAAACAACTTGCTGTTGATAAAAACACCCGCAAACTCGTCCACATTCTGGTGATCTCCGAACATCGCAAACGCATTTTCCAGTTCGTCGGCGGTAATTGCATCAGCGGCAGCGCAAGCGCTCTTGAGGGTAGCGCCTGCAATAGCGGTCTGAACCATCGCCAAATCCAGCTTTGCGGCCATAGCGTCGGACAGGTCACGCAGCACCATATTCTGAAGCACAGCACCGCCAGACATCCGCAGCGCGTCTTTATGGAACGTGCTGGACGCTGCATAGTGGGTGATTGCAGCCTTTGCGCTCGTGCCGTCGATCTCCACAGGGGTTACACTGCCCTTTGCGGCCACAGCATCGGCCACAGCGGTACGGCTATAAATCGGGAACGTGATCTCGCTGCCATTCCAAGCAATTTCGGGAACGTCAGCGCTGATATTGGTTGCGGCCACCTTTGTAACAACAAGGCGGTTTTCCATTTCTTTCAGAATGTAAGGGCTTGCAAGTTCTTTGACAAAAAGTGCCATTTTAAAAACCTCCTAAAATCAGGTTAAATAAATTGTTTCACTAGGTCGGGATTTTGCGCAAAAAGTTCAGCTTGCTTGCTGTACGGAAGATTCTGGAAGTCCTCTTTTGATAGGCTAGAACCGCTCTTGTGATCGGACGGCACGTAACCAGCACCAGCCTTAAACAGTTCGCCCAGCTTGCCAAAATCGGCCTTTTCCGTGAAATAATCGGCGTATGCTTCGGGAATCCCCGCAGCCTTGCAAGCGAAAGCCTTTTCCTTTACGGCAAGCGCCTTTTCTCGGTCTGCAAGCGCTTTTTCTGCATCGCTCGGCTCGGCAGGCTTGTACTGTGCAAGCTCGGTCTGTAAGTCCTTAACGCGCTTGCTGTACTCTGTGCGCACTCGATCTCCGGCGCTCTGGTCTGCTTTCGTCAAAAGGTCTTTCAGTTCGTCCAGCGTGTAGCTGTCCTTTTGTTCAAAATCAATCATTTTAGGTTGCTCCTTGTTTTGTAGCTGTTTTGCCGCCCTTTAGAAGTTCGACGTGCAGCGCCAATTGACGGATTATATTATCAGCGTTTTACCGCTGTTTACTACATTCAGCGGCAGGGCGCTGGCTTACGCCCCGCCGCCTAAAGAGGAATAAGGCCTATCCTATGCACGCATGGCGCTCGCGTGCTAAGAAAGGAACTTTTATATACACTAGGCGCGCTCGGAAAGGAAGTGAAGAAAGAACGCACCTACGGTATAACATTAGGATTATTAGGGCTTCAATTGCAAGCGCATCAGCCCGCGAAAAGTACCGTTTGCATCGGTGTAACAGTCGCTTACGTCAGTGCTTTCGATGGTTACTTCGGTGTCAACGAATTTGCTTTTGTTATCCAATCGAAGCAGTTTCGTGGTGGTGTTTGTGTTGATCGCCACAGCGGGCATCGTCACGTATATCTTGCCGCCCTCTAATTGAACATTTGCCGTCTGCAAAAGCCCAGAAAGTGACGTTTGCACATAGCAAGGCGTTTCGGCTATCAAAACAAGCGTCGTACCGTAAACGCCAAATTCATCGGGTACAGTGCTCTTTTGTTCTTGATAAAACGATATTTTTTGATTGCAGCGCAGCGCGTTGTATTTTCGATATGTTTCATTGTCGCGGCCATCTTGTGCCACAACTAAATAGGGCTGATCGTCATTTAGCATCAATACTCGGCCAACTGCGTTATCATACTCGGCAGGGAAGTACGCGCAAATCCAATCTGCACTATCTTTTTTATCAACCTCGCGCCGCGTGATAATTCGATAATTTGCCGCGCCGTCAAAAGTTTCTACTGTGTAGCCCTCGCGCTCAAGCGCTTTCGCAAATCGCTCTTGCAGTGTGGTAAACGACATCTTATCGCCCTCCATTAAAGAGGAATGTTACGCAGCTATTGGCTTCGCTTGTCTCTGCATCTAGTGCTGCAATTTCATTTTTAAGTGACGAAATGCGCTTATTTATGCCTGTCGCTGCTTCGCCATCTGTCGAAAATTCGGTTTCAATTTTGCGATAAAGGTCGATATTATTCGCCAAAATTTGAAAAATGGCAAGTACCGTGGAAAGCAGCTTGCGGCGATCTTGGGTATTGTAATCAGCCGCGCCATCTAGCCCGTTTTCATCCAGAATGGCGCATAGTCCGGTATCGTCTATATACTCTTTGCCGCCCAGTTCTATCATCAAGCGTTGTACGTTACTCATTGGCTTGTACCTCTATCTTATGTTTCCTGCACAGCTTGCGCAGGCTTTTTGCGGCTCTTTTTGCGTACTCGTTTCACTGGCATAGGTGGGGCTGCATCGTCTAGCACTTTAACAATACGAACGCAAAATTTATCTGTGAAAAAAATGTTACACTCTACCGTCTCGGCGCGGTCGCAAGGGGTATCGCTGCTTTTATGCACGCTCAAAACAACGGCACGGCAACAGTCGGCCAAGGTAAAAGGCGGCAACACATCCAAATCAAACCGCCAGCCACTGCACCAAACAACCGCTGCACACGGCAGCACGGCCTTGCTTATAACCAGCCTAACGGCATCCAGTAGGGTGCATTCACCAACGGCCTGAACAGACTTATCGTAATTCCTTACATCT